TACGGCCATCGACATGCTGGATGGAAAAACCTCCGGCGAAGAGGCGGGCGGTTACAAGAAGGCCACGGGTGCGAAGAACATCAACTTCATGGTGTTCCACCCTTCGGCTCTGATCCAGTTCCAGAAGCACACGGTGCCCAAAATCAAAGGGCCGGAGGACGACCTGGACGGCGACCGCCACATGTTCGGCTACCGCACTGTGGGCATCGCGGACGTGTACGCCAACAAGCTGGCGGGCATCTACCTGCACAGCGCAGCAGAAGCGGGGGCGTAAAATATGCGGACAGTAGGTTTGACTTTTCATGAGGAAACGCAGAGCGCCCCGGCCGTCGAGGCCGGGGCCTCCCTGCCAGAGGCCGGGACGGCCGCACCGGGAACGGGAGCACAAAACCCCGCCCCTGCCCCGGCACCGGAAAAGGCGCTGGAGGATATGACGGTGACAGAGCTGCGCAGCTTCGCTGCGGCGCACGGCATCGACGTGACGGGCGCAGCCAAGAAGCAGGACCTGCTGCTGGCCGTGCAGACGGCGGTAGAACCTTCTGCCGCACCGGCTGAGGCTGTACCCGGTGAGCAGCCGGAAACGGCCGCGGAGTAATACACGGGAGGGATACGCATGGTAGCGGACAAGGAGTTCTACTATTCCACATACCACGGAAAACTTTCGGAGGCGGACGTGGAGGGCTGCCTGGCCCGTGCGGAGTACATGCTGCACAGCCTGACGCTGGACCGCCTGCAGGACGGAGCCTGGGAACAGGATGAAACGCTGGCGAAATGCGTGCGCATGGCGCACTGCGCGCTGGCAGACGCCCAGCACGCCCAGGACACGGCCGTGCTGGCGGGCGGCAAAGTGACCAGCGAAAGCGTGGGAAAATGGAGCCGCAGCATCCAGCAGGATGACGAACAATCCGGCAGCTTCGAGCGCCGCTGCCTGCGTATCGCCGCCCAATATATCCCCATCCGCAGCGGGCTGCTGTACCGGGGGGTGAGCGGATGCTGACGCCGAATGCGAGCTGCACGTTGTATCTGCAGACGGGGCCGTACCGGTTCAGGCGCATCTTCTGCCCTTCTGTATTCTGGCAGGGGGACGCCGACGGCACATCCGTCATCATCCCGGAGGATCTTCCAGAGCAGTACAAGGGCGAAAAACGGGAGCATGATTTCATCGTCCGTGGCGAGCGCCTAGGCGAGGTAACGGACACGGAGAGTAAAAAAGCGCTGCTTGCAGACAAGCCCCTGACCGTCAAAAGTCTCGTGCACTGTTCGTTCGGCGGCCTGCTCCATTGTGAGGTGACAGCGGAATGAGCATGCTGAAACTTGATGTCAGGCTGCCGGAGCTGGACAGCCTTGTGAAGGACCTGGGGCTTGAAGAAGGCGGGCGCGCCCAGCAGCATCTTGTGAAAAATGTCGCCCGGCGCATCACCAAGTATGTACCCAGGCGCACATACGGCAGCATCGAGAACGCCATCGCCCAGGGCCAGGAACCGGCCAACGGCCGCATCGTTATCCGCGGCCCGCAGGTCAAGTATCTGTATTTCGGGAAGGTCATGGCCGGGCGCAAGCCGAAACATGTCACCGGCAGGGACTTGAGGTACACAACGACCTTCAACCGCCTTGCCGGCCCTTTCTGGCTTGAACGCCTCATGGCCGCCGAAAAGGACCGGATCATTGAGGATGAACGAAGAAATATTCTGGAGGGACGGTAATGGCTATTTTAAACGACATCCGCGCTCTGTTCGCGCAGTGCCCCGCGCTGAAGGATCTGGAGGCGCGCACCGACCAGCTGGAGACGGACGCCGAGGGGTACGGGATCTTCCCGGCCGGTTCTGCCATCATCGAACAGGATATGCGCGGAGCGGCCACCTGGCAATACAACTTCATCATTGCCGCCACCCGCATGACGGCTGATGACATCATGCGGCTGGATAACTACAATTTTACGGAGGAGTTACAGGACTGGGTCCAGCAGCAAAACCGCAAGGGCGTCCCTCTTTCCGGGGACGGCCTTTCTTTTGGCTCAATTTCCGCCTCAAACGGAGCCTTTACAGACTGGGACAAAAATTTCCAATATGGTGTCTACAAAATTCAGGGGCACCCTGATCTATGAAAAGGAGTGACGAAGCATGCCTGGAACATATATTACCCCCATGACATGGAACCGCCGCTGGTGGATCGACCTCAGCGCAAACGATTCGCCCCAATGGGCGGAGGTTGCCTCCGGCAT